AAATATCACCAAGTCCTCCGCTAGCGCGGGGGATTTTTTTTATCTCGTCTAAATACTAACGACTAAGATACTAGTATTTGGCGGAGTACCATGCCACAGAAGACTAACTTAAATGTTTCTCCTTATTTTGAGGATTTTGACGCGAGTAAGAATTTTTATAAAATTCTATTCCGTCCTGGATACTCGATTCAAAGTAGGGAGTTAACGCAACTTCAATCTATCCTACAGAATCAGATTGAAAGCTATGGTAAGTATGCATTCAAACAGGGAGACTTAGTAATCCCTGGTGAAGTAGGACTAAACAATAAATTAGATTTTGTTAAGTTATCTTCGGTATCTGAGGTTGCTGTCAATGATGGTAATGACAATATTGTCTATAAAAAGTATGACATTGAACAGTTAATTGGAAGACAACTTAGAGGTTTGACTTCTGGTGTCATCGGCAACGTTGTCTCTACTCAGAATGCAACTGAGACAAATGCAGATACACTATTTGTTGTGTATACAACCAGTGGTAATGCTAACAATGAGTCTACCTTCCGCCAAGGCGAGACTCTAGAAGTTATCAATGGTATTAACACACCACTTATGGTTGTTGGTACAGATGGTTCTGTATTACCAACTGCAATTACTGTAACTGATCCAGATACTGGTGCTGAGTCTTCTGTCGTAAGTCCTGCAATGGGTTATGCTTCTGCTGTGAAGGTAGAAGAAGGTATCTATTTTGTAAATGGATATTTTGTAAGAAACGATGAGCAACTCTTAGTCATTGATCCATACTACAATGCACCTAGTGCAAAAGTTGGATTCCGTGTTATGGAAGATATCGTCACCCCAGAGGAGGACGGTTCTTTATATGATAATTCTATTGGATCTTCTAACTTCTCTGCTCCTGGAGCACACAGATTGAAGATTGCTTTATCACTCAAAAAATATTCGTTAGATACTCAGACCGATAAAAACTTCATTCAACTTCTTCGTGTTAAGAGAGGAGTTGTACAGAAGAAAGTTGTACAAGCAGATTACTCCCTGCTAGAGCAAACACTTGCTAGAAGAACTTATGATGAGTCTGGTGACTACGTTGTTGATAACTTCTCTGTTGATATCAGAGAGTGGGCACAAAAAGAAGGAAACAATGGTGTCTATGCTGCAGACGCTGATGGTAACTATAACGGTCTAGATGAGCAAGATGCTTCTAGAAAAATGGTTGCCAATGTTGGCACTGGCAAGGCATACATTAGAGGTTATGAAATCGTCAATAAAGAGACGAAGGAAATTGAGGTAAGCAAAGCAAGAGAAACTCTTGATAGTGATAATCAAGTAATTAAGACCAGAGGTCTGCCTACCTTCGCAATTTCTAACGTATCTGGTTCTGTTCCCCTCAATGCGGAAGGTTCTGATCTAACTTCTTATCCAGATGTAGAATTGTTCTCTCTATACAATGATGGAACAATTGGTCAGCAAGTTGACTTTGGTTCTAGTCAGAGATTTGCAGCAAATCCAGATGATAGAATTGATACAGTAAATCGTAGAGGAACCATCTTCAGTGATAGTGATGGTGTAAAAACCATTACTGTAGAAATTACAAAAACTGGTACAACAACGAAAATCAATCCTCCAAACGCTGGTAATCCCACGATTGATTTTACTGATATCTGCGATAGTAACGGCAATGTTTTTGCTGTTTCAACCAGAGCATCAGGTGAACCAGAATCTTTCAATACATTCAAAGTTCTTGGATTTAGTGTTGTCAATAGAGCAGATGTTAGCCCTGGAGATCTAGCAAAGAGATTTGCAGAACTAACCCTTTCTGGAAATAAAGCACAACTCGATGCTCTAGTTGAGTTTGATGTAGAAGATACTGGTGATAGAAGATACATCTTCTTAGATTCTAATACTGGTGCTCCCAGAGGTCCAATTGCTATTATTACAAATTCAGTTGGAACAGTTCTTGGTAGCGAAGCAAACGCTTCATATACTAACATTTCTGGTAATGCTAGTGCTAGTGGAGTTAATGCTACTTTTGATATCACCCGTGATGCATCAGGTGCTATTGACACAGTAACCATTAACTCTCCTGGTGATACTTATACTGCTACTGAAACAATTACTATTCTTGGTAGTTCTATTGGTGGTGTTGATACTACCGATGATATTACTATTACTGTTAGTGTAATTGATAACGCAGCAAAACTAGGATTTGTTGTTGACTATACTGATACGATTACTCCTTTGATTGGAACTACTAAGTCCAGCAACTTTACCTTAAAGGAAAGAGGATTTGGTTTCAATCCAGATACTGATATTGTTGTTTCTAAAGGAACACTTGCTGGTGGTGAAAAAGTATACAACAGTATTTTCGGACTAGGATACTTTGGTCCTTCCTTCTTCACCAAACTAGTTCTAGAAGCAACACCTTCCACAGGTTTCTCTTCTGGTGAGTATGTTGTTGGTGTAACCAGCGGAGCATATGGTGTCATCGAAGGATCCAGCGATTCTGCATTCAGTAGTGCTGGAATTCTAATGGTCCGTACCTTATCTGGAACATTTAAGTCTGGTGAGGTTCTGATTGATGAGAATAACAACAGTGCAAAAATTGCTAAGGACAACACAATTTCTCACTTTGTTGTTAAGTACAGATCTTCTGGTGGTTATACTTCTACAGCAGAACTACAAATCAATGGTCAGAAATTTGATAGTTCTAAAGCAACAATTGGTTTTAACTCTGGTGGATCTGGTTACATTACAAATATTGCTATTAGAGAAAGAAAAGCATTTACTCAAGAATATACCCAACCACCTGTTGTCACTGTAGTTGATCCTGCAGGTAGTATTTCTTTGGCAGCAAGAGTAGACGCTATCCTATTCAGAAACACTGTTACTACTTACAACCCATCGGATGTTAAGTCGTTTGGTTCTGCATTTGGTAGTCTTGGCGCTAACAAGTTTACTGCTGACATCGAAAGCAATAAGACTGAGTACGTTAATCTTACACCTGTAACAGAGTTTACTTTCTCTGGCGATGCTGCAGGAAGAATTCTGGAGTGTAATGGATTTGGTGGTGATGCCACACAATTCCTTAAGCAAGGTGATTATATCCAGTTTACTGGTACAGACGGTAAAGCTGTTAGAGCAGTAGTTCAATATGCAACTAAACCTGAAGGTCTACTCAAGTCTAGAATTTATCTAAACACTGCTATCCCAGCAACAGTAACAAATGATAGCATTGTTAAGATTACACCTAAGATTGAGAACTTCAATTATGGTACACTGATCTATCCAACTGGTAGTGGTCAAGTAGCATCTATTTCCAGAAGCGCAGAAGATTCTAAAATCAAGTATTACTATAGAAGAGATTTTGTTACCACTTCTACTAGTAATGCAAACACCATCACATTTACAGCACAGTTACCATTTGGAACTCAGAGATTCGTAAGTTTCAATGAATCCAATTTTGTGATGACTGTTTTGGATCCTGGTGATGCTACCACAGTCAAGAAAGGTGATATTGTATACATCACTGCTGAAAATGTATCTACTACAAATCAAACCGATGAGGCGAGTGGTCTAAACGCTGGTTCTGTTGAGATTACATTACCAAGTTCTGTATTTAACGCTAGTACAACATTCCCTAAACTAAAACTATCTGCAACTCTAGAACTTTCTAAAGCACGTCCTAGAATCAAGACTAGTGTTACCAATAAGAGAATTCTTATTAAGTCTGTTGGTGATAGAGTTATTCCTTTCCGTGGAGAAGATTTTGATAGTGAATCCACTTCTCTAACAACATATGCCGATGCATACAAACTGAGGTATGTTTATGAAGGTACATCTGTTGCTGCACCCGAAGTTGACACTGCTGGCAATCTAGTTGGTAATGGTCAAGATATCACAGAAAGATTTACTTTTGATGATGGACAGAGAGATACATTCTATGATGTTTCTAGAATCGTTCTAAAACCAGGATATCCTGCACCAACAGGACAACTTGTTGTTGCATTTGATTACTTTGAACATTCCCAAGGTGATTTCTGTACTGTTGATAGTTACAACCATGAGTCTGGTGTAACTCTAGAAGAGATCCCATCTTTCAACTCTGCTGTTCATGGTATTGTATCTCTTAAGAATGTCCTTGACTTCAGACCAAAAGTTGACAACTCTTCTTACATCACAGGATACGCCAATACATCTTCTAGACAAGGAACTGCTACAAGTTTCACTGGAGAAGGTGGTGTTGTATCTGTAACTCCAGCACCCGATAAGAACCTAGAGTATACATTCAGCTTCAGTCAAACTGAGTTCCTCAGCAGAATTGATGGTATCTTCCTCAATAAGAAAGGTCAGTTTGTCCTCAAAGAGGGTAACTCCTCACAGAACCCAACTCGTCCAGAACCTCTGGATGATGCAATCGCTCTATACTACCTCTATATTCCAGCATTTACTACAACCAGCAAGGATGTAAGAATTACTCCTGTTGATAATCGTAGATATACGATGAAGGATATTGGTAAACTTGAGAAGCGTATTGAGCGTCTTGAGTATTACACTACTCTCAGTATTCTTGAGCAGCAAGCACTAGGAATGCAGATTCGTGATGACATTGGTTTTGATAGATTCAAGACTGGATTTATTGTTGATAACTTTGAGACTCATTTGAGAGGTGATGTTTCTTCTACTGATTATAAGTGTGCTATCGATACACAACAATCTGTATTGAGACCACAGACTCATGAAGATTCTTATGCCCTGAAAGAAACTAATACCAGAGATGATCAGCGTATCATTGCTGGTTACCAGAAAACTGGTAATATTGTAACTCTTCCTTATACAACTCTGCCTCTACTAGGTAATGATTTTGCTACAAAGACAATCAACCCCAATCCTTTCGTAGCACTTCAGTATGTTGGTGAAGGTGCCCTCGAACCAAGTATTGATTCTTGGTATGACGATACTGTAGAACCACTCGTCGTCGATAATAACACACAACTATATTCTATCTTCATTGCAAAGAATGATATTACTGAAGCATATTCCAGCATCTTCAATTCCTTCATTGTTAACTGGATCGGATCGAAGAACAGCTTTGGTGAGATCACATCGTTCGGATCTACCAATTCTGACAGCGCATTCTCCAAAGTTGAGTCTGCTTCCGTTGCAAGTTCCTCTAATGTAAGTCCACAGAACAATGAACTTGGCAAAGGTCTATCTGTAGATAGTAATGAAAAAGGATCTATTGCTACTTCCTTGAAGTTCTTTGCTAGAAGCATTGCAGTCAAGTATGTCGTTAAGAGACTGAAACCCACTACAAGACTATATCCTTTCCTTGAGGGAAGAGATATTACTAGATGGGTAAATCCAGACAGCAAGTTCACTGGTATTGCTGGAAACTCTTTGACTGGATTTAATGGATCGATTACTACAGATGAAAATGGTAACGCTAGTGGTGTTATTTTAATCCCTGGTGGATATGCACCACTAGAGAATGCTACATGGACAGGTGATCCTAAGACTGTAAATTATGATCTAACCTCTGAACAAGTAAGAGTAACAACTGGTGTTAAGACTATCAGGTTTACTTCTAGTGCAACTAACGATGCAAAAGACACTGTAGATACCTATGCAGAAGTCAAGTATTATGCACTTGGTAGACTTCCAGAGAATCCATCTACAATCAACTCTACACTACCTGCCATCTTCAAAGCAAATGAAGGTGTACAGTTGATTGATAGTGTTACTGACGTAGAAACAAAACCAAATCCACTAGCACAAACCTTCAAGGTAGAAAACTTTGATGGTGGTTGTTTTGCGACTGGTGTTGATCTGTACTTCAACAAGAAGTCAACTAATATTCCAATCAGAGTGTATTTGACAAATACTGAGAGTGATAAACCTGGCAAGTATATTATCCCTGGTACAGAAGTATCACTAATTCCAGATACTAGAATTCGTGTATTTTCTAACGGAACTGCAACCATCAAGATCGATGAAACAATCACTGGTTCTAGATCTAACTGCAGTGGTCCTTTATCGAAGGTCTTAGATAAGAATAACAACGAGCTTACCCCAACCTCCACTGGTGAAGTTACCCTCACTAATGAGCAGGTATATACTCTTGTTCTTGGAAACCACAACGGCAAGACATTTGCACAAAATGAAGATCTAATTATTGGATCTCTGACTACTTACAATGCAACCAACAATACTCAACTCGCACTAACAATCGCTAGAGATTCTGGTAAGGTCTCTAACTTGATTGTCAAAGAGACTGGTGGTAACTACGAGACTGCAATTCTATCCTTTGAGAGTCCACAACTTCCTGGTGGTAGTGTTGCAAACGGTAGAGCAAGCATCTCTGATGGTAAGATCTATTTTGCAGAACCAACCCTATTCGGTTCTGAGTATACATCCCCACCATCTATCGTTGTCAGAGGTGTCGGTAACGGCGCTGCAGGTGCTGTTGTAGAGGCATCTATTACTATTGATACCCCCGCAGTTAGAATGGGCGTTGCGGTCGATTCTACGGGTGTTATTGAGTCCACAACACCAACCAAATTTACCTTTGAAAATCCTGTTTATCTACAGAACAATTCCCAGTATGCTCTCGTTATCGAGACAGATTCTACCGAATATGCATTGTGGACATCTAGACTAGGTGAAATTGAAATTGCTACAAGCACACCTGTAACAACACAACCTCTACTTGGATCTGTATTCAGATCTCAGAACGTTGATACATGGACTGAGGATCTATTTGAAGATATTAAGTTTACTCTAAACAGAGCAGAATTTGATATTACAAGAGAAGCAACACTCAAGATTGAAAATGCAGATCTCACTTATGAGTCTCTATCTAATGATCCACTTGAAACTGATGGTGCTTCTGATGCTGGCGCTACTTCTGATCTATTCAGAAATAACAATAAAGTTATTCGAGTCAATCATCCAAACCACGGTTTTGAAGACGGTGGTAAGTCCTTTGTCTTCTTCAGAAATGCAGAAGATACAGGTGGCATCCCTGCAACTCAATTAAACAGCAGACTTTATACTGTAGATAGTGCTGGTGTTGATTTCTACCACATTGCAAGTCCAACTGTTGCTGCTAGCACATTGAAGGGTGGTGGTAATTCCATTCTTGTAGCACACAACAAGAAGTATGAGCGTCTATATCCACAAGTTAACTATCTAACATTCTCTGCAACTAGTGTCAAAACAACTGTCAAGACAACTAATATCATCCCAGTTGATTCCAACACAAATAACTATACTTCATACTCCCAAGTATCTGATGAAAAAACTTTCTTAAATGAAATTCATTACTTTACTAACCAGAAAGTTCTTTGTTCTAAGATCAACCAAACCTCTAATAATCTTGACAAGTCGCTAGAGTATAGCATCAATCTTTCCTCTACCGTTTCTTACCTCTCTCCTGCAATTGACCTATCTTCTGCTTCTGTCAAACTAGCAAGCAACAGAGTTGAGAAGTCTGCAGGTCAAGAAGATCGTTACGGTAGAAGAGATCAAATCCTTGAGTTCAAACCAGTTTCGCAATTCTCTCTAGCAAATATTCCTGCTAATACAACAATTGTTGTTCCTCAAGCAATTGAGGGTGCTGTAAGTAAGGCGAAAGGAACCATTGCAAGAGTAGAAGAGATCAATGGATCTCCTACAGTATGGGTAAGAGTTTCTACTACTAACGGATTCCAAAAGGGCGAGGGTATCATCTTTGGAGATACTGGACTTGCTAGCATTGGTTACGATCCAGCACTGACAGAAACTCAGAATTTGACTCGTGCTAGTGCATCTTCTGATCCTACTAGACAAGTCTTCACTGTAAATGTTGATGGTGCTATTATTGCACGTAATCCTTCTTCTCTGTCAGATACCTTTGATAATAAGATTCAAGGAAAGGTAACTGTCTTTGATGCACAGAACTTGATTGTTACTGTAAGTAATGATAAGAAACCATATGGAACTCTAGGATATACAGAGTCTCTAGCAGATTCTTCTGCTTCTGGAAATGCTAGATCTGGTGCTGGTCCAGAAGACATTTTCCGCGTGGGTGATATTATTTCTTACCCAGATCAACAAGATGCAACAAATGCGTATTGGGAGATTTCTAAAGTATCTTATACCAATGGTATTGAGTACAGACCAGAAATTTCGTTCAACAACAGTTCTTCGGTTGCTAAGTATGTAACTAAAGAAATTGCAATTGGAAATCCTGGTACTAGCATTGATGTGAGACTAACAGCAAACGTTAAGAATATTGACGATGTACAAGTCTTGTTCCGTTATAAGAAGTCTTCCAGTCAGGAGTCTTTTGACAATATCGAGTGGGAATACTTCAATGGAAATGGACTGCCAAATACAGATGAATTCCCAACTAGCGAAAACACTGTCTCTGGAATCGTGGAGAAACAATCTTCCTATCAAGAACTACAGTATAGTGTTTCTAACCTACCTGAGTTTAGTTCTTTTGGTGTCAAGATTGTATTGAGATCTGATGATCCCGTATATGTTCCCAAGATTCAAGACTTGCGTGCAGTAGCGTCGTATTGATTCCGCGTATGGATTATGCAAAAGTCAAAGGGCATGATGGTCTCGTAAGAGACCAAAACACTGGTGCCATCATCATTCAGGACGATTCTGCTATAGCTGCTAGGCGTAAATCCAAGCAGCTAAGTTCCGCGTTGGAAGACATAAATATGTTGAAGAATGAAGTTTCCGAGATAAAAACTTTACTTAGAGAGTTAATCAAAAATGCCAGCAATTAATGTCGCAAGAACTGATACCTTTGAACAGCAAAGGGTCAAGATTAATCAAATCGGTTCGCAAATTTTCAGTGTTACATCTGGTGGCAGTGATCTTTCAACTGGCAACCTAAAACTAGGTGATGGTACAGTTTCTGTACCTAGTCTTGCTTTTGTCAGTGACTCTAGTTTGGGTTTATACAAACCAGCAAATTCCTCTCTTGGTTTTGTTTCAGCATCTAAGAAATTACTTGATCTAGAACTAGACGCGATAACAAGTTATCAAGACTTTGTTGTACAACAAAGAAGACTTATTGCAAATGGTTTTACCACAGTTAACTCTGGATCTAACTACGACGAAGGAACATATACAGACATTCCTGTTATTGGCGGAACGGGACAAAATGCTACGTTTGATATTACCGTTGTAGGTTTTGGTGGATCCGTAACAAACGCTGGTAGCAACTACATTGGTGGTCAATATTTAACAGTTGGTCTACTCGGTGGTAATGGATCTGCTGCTACATGTAACTTTGATGTTGATGCTCTTGATGGCACTATTACAAATCAAGGATCTGCTTATGCTCCTGGCACATATACTGCTGTTCCTCTAACTGGCGGAACGGGCAGTGGAGCAGAAGCTACTGTAACTATTACTGGTACTGCTGCAATTAGTGGTACTATCAATCAAGGTGGTACTGGATATCCAGATAATAACTATCCTTTTGTTCAAGTATTCAACGAACCAACACAAACGTTTGTAGTTACTGCGATTGCCAATCCAAATGCTGGTCAACCTGGCGAACCAAACTACATTTATCAAATTGACGGTAACACCCAACCATTACTGACAATGGTTGTTGGTAACACATATCGTTTTGATATGTCAGACTCCAGTTTGGATCCTTCCAATGGAGCTAATAGTGGTGACAACCACAGAATGACTTATCAGATGGCAGATGGCACTGGTGTTGATCCAGAATTTGAATTCTATATTAAAGGAAATGCAGGTTTTCCAGGAGCATTCCAAGATTTAATTATCAAACCAGGCGCAGCAACTGGAACAAATGTCATCAGATATGATTGTGCCAACCATGAGAATATGGCACCAGCTGGTGGTAACATCACCGTAAATACTGGAACAGCTGGTAAC